TTTCCTACGTGAATAGGAAATAGTTCCAACACACAAGATGAATCCTCTTGAGCAAAATACTCAAGCATTTCTTTAATATCTACTGAAGGTGCATTCATAATTTTATTATTTTACACTTGCTTCATCTGCGATAATATCTAACATCTCTTTTTTATCTGTATCCAAATGTATTTCAAACCATTTAGCACGAGAACCTTGTCTTGTCCATTTTACAACTCCATACGGTGGTTGTGTCATTTCATGAACATAAGCTGCATAATTTGCCGTATAACCAATTTTAATCTGTGGATTCTCTGGACTGTTATTATGATCCACCACTCTCCAAGAATTACGTAAAACACCAGTATCAACAGGAACCAAAGGTTCATAAGTTTCCATATTATATTGGAGTTTAGCGGCAGCCATTTTCAATCCTGCAACTGTTCGTTTCTTCATATTGGAAATCTCACGATTAAGATTATCCCTAACCTGACGCATTCCCACAAGACGCATATAAACACCTGCACCATTATTCATTCGTGCTATATTTGTTCCAGGAAAATAATTTACAGCCATTTTACAGATTTATTTACCTTGATCATACAACCAAGCAGTCCTTACAAATTCATCAGTTTTACGTACCATAGGAATTCTATCAAACCTATGTATAATGTATGCGGCTGGAATCTCTTTTGGTTTACTTGTATCATACCCACTTAAACTTGCAAGAGTACCACGATACAAATATCCTTGCAAATCTAAATCCTGTAAGACAAGAACACTTGCTTTAGACAACAACAAGTTTCCTGGAAACCCAGTACTAAACCAACCTATATCCACTTCGCTCTTTTCTTCCCAACGACATTTAATTTCTACAGGTGTGTCAAAGGTAAACCCACCGTACCCATCATTTTGTGGATTCCCCCAATAAACGGCTGTTTCGACACAGAACCGTTTTGCTACCTTTTCAATTCCTTTACCAGACGGAGTCGTTAGTGCCATTTTTAATCAAAATTAGGTATTACCTTTATCCAAGCAAAAGATTTACCTTTTGCTATTGCATTTAACGTACCGGAACTATCTAATGTTACAGCCATCTGTCCATAAGTCGTTCCTAACAATCCTTCTCCCCATTTACCAGCCCATTCAATCATTGCAGTACCTGCCTGTTCCTTTTTGGATTGTCTTTCACGTGTTGAGACAATCATATGGGCAGACATCCACATTTCTATCTGGGTTAATAATTCTGTGCTTAATCCTTTCGTACCAAGCAAGGCTGTTACGAAAACATTTGCACTATTAATAAACCCTTCGATAACATCTTCATCTAAATCTGTATCATCCAGGATATTTATTACATTATCAACGGTTGTTCTCATACGGCTACCTCCCTACTTTTATTTAATAACGGATCAATTATACTTGGAATTGTATTATTCCACTTTAGTCCAAGCCATTCGATTGTTTCATAAATTTGTTGATAATCACCAGTAACCATTCGTTCCGGCCATATAATACGACAATTAAGCCCTGCTTCAATCATTTGTACAAAACGCTTTTCGTATTCGTGTACCCACCATAACCACGCTTGTCCTTCGTTTTCAAAAAGAAACTCGCTACGAATAACGGGGTCTTTAAAAATACGCATATATCCGGTTTTAATACAAGACTGAATAACATCTCCGGTACGACGACGAACAATCAACCACTTTGCGTCAGGATAAGCATAGTTCCAAACGGGCCATAAACGGGTCAAACCACTATGTTTAACCATCCAAGGCTTTCCTAAGCCTTTTTGGGCTACCAAAACCCTGTTAATACTTTTACCCCAATTAACCGGAATTTGTAACGTATCAACGTCTGGTAGCCCGATAGGGCTTAAATCTAACAACTCGTTATTAAACCCTACGATAGTTTGGTTTTCAAACATATTATTGCAATAGCCCGACCATACACCACAAAGATCAAGTATTCTTGCAATCAACGTACTACCTGAACGTTCAACTCCTGTTATTAAAATTGGGTTGTTTTTCATTGTACGTAATATTTATAATCATCACCAAGCAAATCCTTCAATACAGAATAATTAGGATCGTAAGCTCCACTACGCATACGATGACCCATACCAATCCCAGCCCTTCCCGACAAACCTTTAATTCCTATGGATAAAGGCTGTCCACCAAAAACATTCTTATTAATAGAACGTTTAAAAAATTCAATATCAATAAACTCATTAGTTAAACAGGTTTCAAGAATATCTAAAGCATTTATAGTAAAACAGGTTTGAAAAAGACTTGCGTGTTTTGTATTACCATTATTCTTGTACAACTGACGTTTAACATCATAATAAATAGTAGAACCCTGCCCCACAAGATCGTAAGAACCTAAATGATTTAACATTTCTTCAATATACATAGGCTTATAATAATCGTCATCTTCAATTACAAAAATTGCATCAATCCAACTACGTGGGAAATGCCGAATAACATTTATAGCTACGGCAAGATTTCTACCCTGTGTATTCATACCAACCTGCCATATTGGTGCAGGATATTTCTTTATAATAGTCCAATTTTCTCTAAAATTATCATCAAGAGTATTTGTAGTAACAGGAATACAATCATCAATAACAATCCAAAAAACCCCACCTGAATAAGTTTGGTTTTTCATCCATTGCATACACAATTCAAATTGTTTTGGACGGCCTCCAGTCGGTGTAATTAAGACTATCATAATTAATTATGTATAAATAAAGGTTTATCAATTTTAACTGACTGTAATCCACTATTATCACTTACTCTTTTACATTCTTGAGCATACGCCCCATCTGCTGAATGATGTGTTCCTACAAACCCAACTTTCTTAGCTATATCTGCTCGTACAATAAAAGCACCACAATCAATATGACGTTCAATCAATCTACTATTATGTATTGTATAACCAAAGAATGAATGAACTGTATTACAATATACAATACCAATAGGTTTATGGTCTACACTATTCAACATATATTCAACAAAAACAGGGACATAGTAATTATCTTCATTCGTAATAAGTACAAAATCATTTGAATTTGTTATAATCATTTCAAGCATTAAATTACGATTAGAATGTCCATAATTTCCATTGACATTTTTAGTATGCTCAAACATAATTCTTTTATCTTCATAAGAATTAATGATTTTCTTAATATCATCAGAAGGTTCCCCATCATGTATGATATGCAAAATCCAATTAGGATTAGTTTGTACTAAAAAACTATCAATAAACATCCTTAATTGAATAGGTCGTTGATAAGCAGTACAAATAATATGAAGCATTATATTAGAATTTTCATAATAAACTCTTGGATAAGATAATTGATAATGACTTTTCTTTGCTTTTAGATTAATAAAACTATTCAACCCAGAATTATGAAACTCATAAACTTTTACATTTGGATTAGAGCCTATCCAATATTCTCTAAAATATCTATTAGGATCGTTAAGAAAAGTATCTTGTAAAGTATTAATATATTTTGAAGTAGCCCACCAAAAAGTACCTGAAAAATGTGGATAATTGCCTTGCGGAGTTTTACTATTCCACATTACACCGCAACAATCATACCCTTCATTTAATTTTGTAACACAATCTTGCCAACGTTCAATATTGAAATATTCCATATACCTACGCCAATCTTGTGTAGCTTGATTATACTTTGTAATACCTTTGGCATGAAAATATAAAACGTAATCATCTGGGTTATTCTTACAATACTCTTTTAAATGAAGCATTGTACTCCGTTCCTCATCATTTACAGAATACTGTATTATCTCAACCTTGTTAGAAATGCTCCAAAAATGTTTTAACCAACTTATTCCGTCTTGTGGTTGAGCATTTGCTTCTTCATAAACACCAATGTATAATTTATCACAAGCTTCAAACAATTTAGAACTTACTAAAAGTCTAAATGTTTCAGACATTATAGAAACATAGTTGTTTCCATAGATGTAAGCGTGATAAAACAATACAAGTTTCATAAAATTTTAATATCAGGAAACATTGTAACAAACTTACCATCATATTGTCCTTTCAAAGATTCAATAATATAATCCTTGAAATTATGTGCAAGAATAATCATATAGTCAATCTTTGTGTGTTTTAAAGCATTGCGATCAACTACTTGAATACCAGTTCCCGGAACAAATTTGCTTTGTTTGAATGATGTATCATCAACAATGAATTGAATGCTGTTGTAATCCAAACCACAAGTATTTAAGAAAACACAACCTTTGGCGGCAGCCCCAAAACAAGCAACCGTATTACCCTGATCAATTAATTTATCAACAAAATCTTTAAAATCCTGTATTTTCTCGGTTGTACGTTTCCCCCATTTGACGTAATATTCTTCGGTCAAAGTCTTTTCAAGATTAAGAAACGATTTAATGGTATTATCCGGTTGGCGAATAGAAGATTTCTTTACCATAAGCACACGTAATGTTCCAGCGTGCATATCGTGATATGAAACGTTAATTACCTTCAAACCTTCCTGTTCTGCAATATCTACAATATTTTGTAAGCAGAAATAGAATACGTGTTCGTGATAAATCTGATCATAATTGTCATTAGCAAGGGTTGTAAGTATGTAAGGAAATTCCAAGCACCAAACACCTTCACTTGCTAAATTACGACGAACACCCTGTACAAACGAACGTATTGGCTCAGTATGCTGAAATACATTGGTTGAGGTAATCAATTTCGCTTTATACGGTAACGTGGTATTGTGTCCAAAATATTCATTAACATACTCAATGCCAGCGTCACGATTAACGTCAATAAAACTACGACTACAATCAACATTAACGTAATGAAGATTACGGTTTTCTTTACGAAATTCTTTAAGTAAAGTACCATCATTTCCACCAATATCAAGTACCAAATCTTTATCTTTAAAATCAACTACACGGGAAAGATAATCGTACATTTCCGAACAATGGTCAAGGTACGGTTTATTTACACCTGATTGGTAAAGGTAATGTAAGAATAAATTGTCTTTATTGACAATACCCGTCAAACAAGTAACTTTACTTTCAGGAAAAAATTGTACGGCTAATTGAAAACGTTCACAATTTAAAGAATCCTTACGTGTTTCACAAAGATTATTTACCAACGGTATTTTCCCAAGATTAAGGAATTCTACCGATTTGGTACTACCACTTATAGGACAACGTTCAATTTTCATTTGGTTAATGCCTCCTGTAACGTTAATTTAGGAAATTCATTGATAGCACTTTGAGGATTTACATTATAAATTTCAACCCCCATTGTTTTTGCATCACGGGCAATAGCAGGAAACCCTTGCAAATGTCTTTGAAAAGGCAAATTTCTTGGATTTTTAGGTTTGCCATTTCCATTATAAATGCTATGAAAATGCTGAGAATTTTGCTCATCTAAACGCATATCAAACCCCAAAAGAAATATACGTTTTGCCCCTGTGTGTACGGCTACACTTATTGCGGCAGCCCCACTATTCTTATTCCAACTTACGTTGTTCGGACTTGGTGATATTCCAAATGGATGGGCAGGATTTTTATGTAAAAATTTTACCCAAGGAAACTTTTCAACTCCGTTGGTACAACTTATCTTAATGCCGGGAAACTTAAACAACCCTTCTTTATGAGCAACAAAAAAGCCATTATCACCGAAAAACACCATATCAATCCATGTACCAATCATATAAGCAACATTAATACCAATAACGTGCTTTTTATGAATTGATTCCATAAATGGTGAATAAAGGGAAAGTGGCTGTTTTCCAATAACTACATTATTAACCACATCAACAGAAACCCCAAACTGTTTAGTTATGGATGGGCCACCCCCTATAACCCAAACATCACCACCTTCCCATATTTTCGGTACAGACCAAATCATTTAAATGACATTTAAAAGTTTTTCAGCTTCCAAACGTGCCATAGGTTTTTCGTTGAAAATCTTACCTTGACTATCAACAATATTCCAAGTATTTGTACCTTCAATTTCTACAATAGAATAATTTGAAGATTTTTTAGCCGAAAGTAACTTATCTTCAGGTAACTTTTCAAGCGGAATAATCAAATCACGAAATGCAGTTGGTATTTCCTCTACCGTTGCCGTAAAAATTTGCCCCGGTTTATTAT